GCCTGTCGGCTCGTTACACCAAAGGTCTGGCTCGCGCCATGGCCTACACCAAGCAAGTTAAAGCCGCGGGCGTTGTCAACAACGGCTTCAGCCAAAACTTCCTCGGCGGTGACGGTGTGTCCCTGTTTGGCGTCAACTCTTCCGGCACACGCGTGGGTCATCCACTCGTCAACGGTGGCGTTAACTTCAACAGCCCGACCACTGGCGTCGATCTGAACGAAACCTCGTTGGAAAATGCTGTGATTCAAATCGCCGCATGGGTCGATGAGCGTGGTCTGTTGATCGCTGCTAAGCCCCGCAAGCTGATTATTCCGCCAGCTCTGCAATTCGTTGCTACTCGTCTGTTGGAGACCAACCTCCGTGTTGGTACCGCTGACAACGACATCAATGCGTTGAAGAACAACGGTTCGATCCCTGAAGGCTATGCCATCAACCACTTCTTGACCGACAACAACGCTTGGTTCCTTTGCACCGACGTTCCAAACGGCTTGAAGCACTTTGAGCGCACGCCTCTGAGCAATTCAATGGATGGTGACTTTGATACCGGGAACGTGCGCTACAAGTCTCGTGAGCGATATTCCTTCGGATATAGCGATCCGTTGGGCATGTTTGGCTCATCGGGTTCGTCTTAAACTAGGGTTTACCCCTACTAAAAGGCCCTTCGGGGCCTTTTTTACGTCTGTACTAGGCCAATTTAGCCTGTAGCCCCGCATGTGTTGTAATAATGAGACAGTCAGTAGCTTCTACGCAGCATTCGCAATACAGCGAAATACGTATGCACTTCACCATCCATTGAGGTACACTAGAACTCCCAACTAGGAGTAGCTATGAAATTTTATGTTTACGTTTACCGCGACCCAAGACCCCGCAAGGGTATGCAGCCCATATATGTAGGAAAAGGCACTGGGGATAGGGACGTGTCGCACTGGCTGCGGGGCTCTCATAACAAGCCTTTGCAGGACTTCATGTCCCATGTTCGCTTGGCCGGGCTAGCCCCCACCTGCCAGCGGGTATTTGAGACGGACGTAGAGTCCGAGGCGTTTACCAAAGAGATCGAACTAATTGCGCTCTACGGACGACGTAGCAACAAGACGGGCACACTATTCAATCTAACTGATGGCGGCGAGGGCGGTAGCGGAACCGTACGCACTGCGGCGCACAAGGAGGCAGACAGCCTGCACACACTAAAGCACTGGCAAGACCCTGAATATCGCGCCAAAGTAGTTGCTGCGCAACAAGCGGCCCAGAGTACCCCTGAAGCTCGCGCTATAAAGGCCGAAAACAGCACGCACGCATGGACCAACCCAGAAACACGGCAGAAGCGCCAGACGGGTATCAAAGCAGCCCGCAACACCGAGTCCTCCAAAGCCAAGACGAGCGAGCAGGCTAAGGCGCAGTGGGCTGACCCGGAGTACGCTGCGAAACAAACGGCGAATAACCGAGAGATAGCCAGTCGCCCAGAGGTTAAAGCGGCTAAGTCCGCTGCGTCAAAAGCGCGTTGGGCAGATCCAATATGGAAAGCAAAGATGTTAGCGGCGCGGAAGAAAAAAGTTGACCCCACCCAACCCCTATGATATAAACAAGGCACCAAGAAACCTTGGTGTATCTGACGGCTTCTTGGGCCGACGACATGCAGACAGATACGCCCCAACTTGCATGTAAGGAACTCAGATGTCTTCTACCACCTTTTCCGGCCCGGTTACGTCTACCAATGGTTTTGTTGGCGCAGTTACCGCAACTACTGTTACCGCTACTACTGTTACCGCTACTAATGTTGGCGCTACTAATGTTGGCGCTACTAATGTTGGCGCAACTACTGTTACCGCTACTAATGTTATCGCTACTGGCGCCAACAACGTTATTGTTATCCCCACTTCTGATCCCGGTTTACTTGGCGCAATCTGGAACAACGGCGGTGTGCTTAACGTTTCTGCCGGTTAATAGGAGCATCTAAACATGATGCAAACTGACGTCAAGGCCACGTCGCTGGCAGCATCGGGTTCCGTCTTTGGGCAGCGTACTCGCGTGCGTGGTGCCTTAGTAGAGCCCGGCGCAAGCGCAGGCAGCGTGGTGTTCAAGGATGGGGGCGCAAGCGGTACGACCGTTTTTACGCTTAACACCACAGCTAACGGCGAACCCTTCAGCGTAGCGATCCCGGGCGAGGGCGTGCTGTTTCTGGCAGATGCCTACGCGGTGCTCACAAACGCTAAAGTAACTGTTTTCTATGGCTAAAGAAAAATCAGCAGCATGGACGCGCAAAGAAGGCAAGTCCGACAAGGGCGGCCTGAACGCGAAGGGCCGAGCGTCGTACAACAAAGCCAACCCCGGCAAACCCGGTCTGAAGGCCCCTCAACCCGAGGGCGGCAGCAGGCGCGACTCTTTTTGCGCCCGGATGACCGGTATGAAAAAGAAGTTGACCAGCGAGAAAACGGCTAAAGACCCCAACAGCCGCATCAACAAATCGCTAAAAGCGTGGAAATGCTGACATGAAAAACGAAGTCGCTGAATCCATAAAACCCCTAGTGGACGTCTTGTCTATTGTCACCGTATTGGGGACTCTTGCCGATATGCTCCCATCTGTTGCTGCTATTTTTACGATAATCTGGACGAGCTTGCGGATTTGGGAAACGGATACGGTTCGTGGCTGGACGGGCCGCGACCCGAAAGAGTAAAAGGGCCCCACCGAAAGTGGGGAAATGTTTTTCCAACGCGGCCAAACCCCGCACATTTTTAAAGGTGGTGATACTATGGCTTCCAAAATGAACCCCGGCTTTATGGCCATGATGGCAAAGAAAAAAGGCGCTGACGCCCCAGCTAAAGGCAAAGACAAAATGCCAGCAGCTCTGGCCAAACACGCAGGTAAACCCGCATCCAAAGCACACGCAGGCATGAAAGACGGCGGCATGACCAAGATGGCTATGGGCGGTGGGGTCCACAAAATGCCAGACGGCTCCATGATGGCAGGCGGCATGAAAAAAGGGGGCACGGCCAAGATGAAGCACGGTGGCACGACCAAGATGGCCAAGGGCGGCGGCATCGAGTCCAAGGGTAAAACTCGCGGAAAGATGGTGTAATTATGGGACTCAAACTAGGCGATATTTCTCCCCTTGCTGGGATGATTACTGGTAAAGGCGCGATGGGCGATTTGATGGCAAGTGGCCTTGGGGGTGTGCTCGGCTCCACAATTGCACGCAATGCGCAAAAGAAAGACGAAGAGCAAGAACGCGCTCAGGCTGAAGCCCGTGCACAGGACGAAATGGCTGCAGCAAAAATGAAAGCTGCACGCGGTATGAAAAAAGGCGGCGCAGTCAAGAAGATGGCCGCAGGCGGTTCTGTGTCTTCGGCTTCCAAACGAGGTGACGGTTGTGCCCAACGCGGGAAAACACGAGCATGATTTCAAGCCGAGGCATGGGGGCAGTCTCCCCCAGTAAGCTGCCCGGCGGCAAGGATAAAGCCCGCAAGGCCAGCACGTCCTGCACAACGTTCAAGGACGGCGGTAAGGTAAAATCCAAAGTCAATGAGGCGGGCAACTACACGAAGCCAGAGATGCGTAAGCGGATTTTTAACAGCGTCAAAGCAGCTTCCATTGTTGGTACTGGTGCGGGAAAATGGAGCGCGAGAAAAAGTCAACTGGTGGCTAAGCGTTATAAAGATGCAGGCGGCGGGTATCGTGATTAAAGCACCGCAAAAGTCGCTCAAGGATTGGTCAAAGCAGGATTGGGGAACTAAATCCGGCAAAAAGTCCAGTGAGACGGGGGAGCGGTATTTGCCAAAAGCTGCGATAAAATCACTGAGCCCCGCCGAGTATGCTGCCACCACAAAGGCCAAGCGTGCTGGTAAGGCCGCAGGTAAGCAGTTCGTAGCCCAGCCCAAGCGTATCGCAAAGAAAACAGCAGGGTTTAGATAATGGCAACTTCCGGCGTAGCAGCTTTTAATCTCGACTTGACCGAACTGGTTGAGGAAGCCTTTGAGCGCGTCGGTGGTGAGCTGCGCACGGGCTATGACCTGAAGACTGCACGGCGTTCATTAAACCTTTTGTTTGCGGATTGGGCGAACAGGGGAGTGAACATGTGGACTTTTGAGCAGGGCTCGATCACCATGATTCCGGGCCAAGCCACGTACAACCTGCCAGCAGACACCGTGGACCTCTTGGAGCATGTCATCCGCACAGGGGCAGGCAGCGCAGCTACACAGGCCGACTTGACCATCACGCGCATCAGTGTCTCAACCTACGCCACGATCCCCAACAAGCTGACCCAAGCGCGTCCGATTCAAGTCTGGATTGAGCGCTTGCAGGAAGCCCCGAGGATCACCGTGTGGCCCACCCCAGATGCCAGCCAG